CCGCTGGATGACTTTTCAAGTTCCTTCTGGAGGAAGTCAAAATTGTTCTGGGATTTACGCTTCAGATCTGCGAAAGACATAGGATTTTCTCGGATTAGTTTGGATTTGGTCTGTGATGCCCTATCACTCAGTCATTATACACGGGCACAGGGTCGGGCGTCAATCCCCTGTGCCACTTCTCAACTGGTCCGTGAATTCTTTTACTTTATTCAAGAGTTCGTCAAACATATCATTTGGATGAAGATTATTATCTCCCCCAAGTAAAACAACTGCTTGCTTGATGCTTTCGGCAACAGACTTTGCTTCGGGATCATCACTCAAGCAGATGCGAGCATGAAAAATCTTTTGTTTTTCAATTAGTTGGGCTAGTGCCTCAAAGTATTCAATTTTTTCTTCGCGGTCAAGAAGAGTAAGATTCATTGCACAACGGAAACAAAATTCCTGAAGTGCTGTCATCTCTTGAATGTCACCACGTACTAGTTCAGACTGGAAAAAATTACCCATTACACTAACATTAATTTTGCTCTAGAGGTTTTCTTGATGAAGTTTAACTTCTGCGCCTCATATTTTAGTTTTTCTTTCAATGGTTTTGAGATTAATTTAGGTACGGATTCCACCTCAATCTCATTAAGTTCACAGAGATGTAGAACGGCGTCAATATAGTTCATGTCTGCATTATTTAATGCAATTTTCTCAACCTCTTGAGAAAATTTCGCGCTTGTCATAAATTTATCCTCTAATAGGTTCTTTTTTTCCATATCGTGTCTGGTATTCTTCTATGTACTGGATTAACTGAAGGAGATATTCTTTTTTAGGTGGAACAATTTTTACTTGAGTCTCACCATTCTCGCAAGCAACAATAGTAACAAGTTGTTTCACAGTCAAACCATAAAGTTCCTGAAGACAGCAAGCATATGCAGTCTCTTGGACAAAATAATCGTAAAGATAACTTTCTTTTTTAGGTTCTGCAGCAGTCTTAAAGTCAATGATAGAAAGAACTCCATCAAACTCTGCGATACAATCAACGCGACCAGCAACTTCAAGATGATCGGAATAAAGTGCTGCTTCTTGTAAGTAAATATTATTTATGCGGTCCAAAACATCCCGCGAATGCTGAAACATCAGCACGGGAAGTGGAAATTTATTATAATCCTTCAAACTAAGACAGTTGTTTAGATAGTCTTCCGTGATGCTATGGTATTTTGTGCCACGACCTGCGGAACGTGCAGAGATATTCGCTGCTTTTTCTTTACCGACACGTGCTCTCCACTTAGCAAGACCTGCTTGCTTTTTGGAGTTATTGCTAATCACGGTGGTGATTGACGGATATTGATTGCCAGATGGTGTAAGGTAGACACGTTTACCATCCACCATTTCTGCGGTCATCTCAACAGGAGTCAGATCACCAACATGATTAAACAAGTGCATTACAAACCTAGCGACATTTTACTAATTAAATAAGACTTAACAAGTCCAGAACGTACAATATCATTCACTCCAAATTCTACCATAGAAAACTCTTCCATGTTCTCTAGGATACGTTGGAAGTCAAGGATACCTGTGCGTTCATTTGTTTTCTGAAGGTCAGACTGATTAACATCTCCACAGAAACAGATCTTACTATCTTGCCCGATGCGGGTCATGATTGAATCAAGTTCGTGGAAGTTCAGGTTCTGACATTCATCAACAATAACAATAGCATTGTCCAAAGTAGTACCACGAAGGAATGAGGTAGACCAGAACGAAACTGTTTCTTGATGCTTCAGATTTTCATATAGCATCTCAAAACTATTGTCATCGGGCATCTCAAACATGTGCTTCACCATGTTCTTGTAAGGAATCTGATAGAGCGATGCTTTATCTTCATGTGTACCAGGGAGGAAACCAATCTCTCTAGTTGCTACAAGTGAGCGGACAATATAAAGTTTCTCATAAGGAGATTCCTCATTGAGAATGTCCTTCATTGCCAAGTACAAAGCAATGAATGTCTTACCTGTACCTGCTGCACCATAAGCAAAAATGTTTTTACCTTCTCCCCACTGATCAAAGAACAACTCTTGGTTGTCTGTCAGTGGTGTGATATCCAGAAGATAAGACTCATTGATTGGCTTCTTACGCTTCATCTGTTTCCGAGACATCCCAGGGGGGACTGGACCTTTGTTACCTCTTCCTCTTGCCATAAATTACCACTGATAACTATCTTTGTGACGTGTTGAGTTCCCGTAACCAGGAACTTGTTTTACCTTAGACATCACATCCTTCCAACCAGGATGTGTCTTGGACATTTTATCGCGCCAGTCACCGACTTCGCCAGCACTAGCACAACCTTGTGACCAATCTTTGTCCCAATCGGGATTCTCTTCTTTCCACTGGACATACTCTGCCATAGACATGTAGAGTTCTTTTGTTTCTCCAGTTTTTAAATTTTTAACAGGATAAGTAGGCATCAATTCCACTCCAAAGCTTCAGCACAAACAGGAAATTGTTCCACAAAGATTTGCTTACAAGCGTTGGCAATATCCATGTGTTCTTTTTGGGTGCCATGGGCACTCCGTAGATCTATATAGTGGATCCAAGAACGAACAGAGCCTGTCATGTAGATACGGGTGGGTGTTGCCAATGGCAATACAAAACGAGCACATTCCTTTGCCACACCCACGTCCAAGAGTTGTTGATACAGGAACTCAGCATCAGCAAAGTGCTTAGCAATTTTCTGTTGATAGTCAGCAACAATGCCAGGGGGAAGATCTGGCGTAGAGTTCTGACGATTTTTTGTGTCTTGACGACGCAACTCAGGAACTTGAATACCTTCACCAAGAAGTTCTACACTTGCATAGCGTTGTGAAAACTCTTGATATGTGAAAGACCTATGACGCAAAATTTGAGCTGCGATGCCCCTGGTGGTGTTGATCTCCAGGGTCATGTGTGCCTGCTCAAAGACGCTCCAGTGCCCGTGTTTAATGCAGTAGGCAAGGAGACCAGCAACCTTAGGATTTGGTTGATTCTGAGGGTTGCTCACCCTCGCTACGTACCCCATCAGTTGCTCCGCTTCTGGAGTCACTGACACTAGTTGGACTAATCCATGTTGTTGCGTCATTCTTAAATCCTTTACTCAATCGTTCACGTTTTGCAGCGAGATCTCTCTTGGCAGTGAAGAGTGCTTTCTTCATGTACAAGATCTCTTCATTACTATACAGCATCGGGTTCTTTTCCGCAAGCTTGATCGCTTTCTTTGCTGC